TCACAAGTGGTGTTATCACCAAACCTCAACAGGAGAGATTAATCAAACACGAACTAGGCCATTGTAACGGATGGCTTAGTGATCATCTTGGCGGGATATTCACTGAGTATTATCAGTGGATGATTACGAAGCAGGCCAACTAAGATGACAACGCGGCTTTATTTCTCACTTGACAGTCTCGCTGCTATTGCTCCTAGCAGTTGGTCTACCGGATGGAACAAGACATCAGGTACAGCAGCAAATCGTGAACTTACACTACAAAACAATGTTGATACTAGCGCACTTGTATTAATAACTAATACAGGAGTAGGAACTTCTGGACAATTTACTGCAATCTTCAGAAACATTAGTCCATCGTTAAAAGCTCAAACTATTTCTGGATCATTGAAAGGACAATTCGTTGCATTCGAAAATGCTGCTGGTGATAATTATACATTAGCTGTTGCAGTTAAAGTCATTAAGGCTGATGGAACCGATAGGGGGATTTTACTCGCAGTATCCGCTTCGGATGATACTTCAACAACGCCCCCAGAAAATGCCACAAGTAATACAAATAGACATATCCGTGACGCTGCTGAAGCAACATCACTGTCACTTTCCTCTCTCGCAGTTTCTGATGGAGATAGAATTGTTGTTGAGCTAGGGTTTAGACAAGCCAGCACGTCTACTAATGTAGGCGGTGTTATGCGCGGCAGAGGCACAGGAATCGACACGGACCTTCCAGAAAATGAGTCCACAGCGAACGGAATTGGCTGGGTTGAGTTTAGTAACAATGTATTATTTGATCCTATTTATTTTAAGTCTGCTTCAACCCCCGTAGATGGCGCATCGACAACTAACACAGCCGACCCGACAGTAGTAACGCCTCCGGTAGGCATGCTCGCAGGCGATCTGGTCTGCATGATCGGCCAGCGCCGCGCGGCTGGTGATACGATTGCAGTCAGTGAGGCGGGTGGCCAGACGTGGACTAGTCACACTGCTATTAGCACGACGAACCAGACCGCGCGACTGTTCACTTGCACGTTCAACGGAACATGGGGCGCTAACCCATCGGTAGATTTTTCTGGTGGAACTTGCACCAGCGTGCATATGCACGTCTTTCGCCCGCCTGCAACGAATTATACTTGGTCAGTCAATCAAGCACTTGTCGAACTAGACGCCAGTGGAAACACAATTGTTACCATCACCGGACAGACCACGACTGGCAGCAATCCTACCGTCACGCTCGCTGGCTGGTTCTCGGCGGACGACAACACTTGGGGAAATTTAGGTGCCGCCGGTTGGCAAGTAACTGGCAGTGCACAGTACCGCAACACGTCAGGCTCCGACCAGAGCGCGACTTATGCCCACAAGATACAAACCGCAGCAGGCGCGACCGGGAACGTTTCGAAAGAGCAATTGACCCTCGGCGATGATGCCGCGACCACGTTCATCGTCACGATGGAAGCCGTCTCAGGTAGTCTTGCTTTAACACCAAGCCTATTCTCAAACACGCAGACCTATAACACGCAAGTCGTCACTCCGGGTGCAGTTACGCTCACGCCAAGTCTATTCAGTAACACACAAACTTATTTCACTCATGTAGTAGCCGCCGCAGCGCAACCGCTCACGCCTAGCCTATTCACGAACACACAAACATTTAACACACATGCCTTGACCGTAGGTGCAGTTAATCTTACTTCAAGCTTATTCTCTAACTCGCAAACGTTCAACACGCACACACTCACACGCGGCGCGGTTAATCTCGCGGCGAGTTTGTTTAATAACTCACAGACGTTCTACTTACATACATTGAGCCTTAGGCTTAATGCTAATCTGTTCTCTAACTCACAGGCATTCAATACACATATACTCACGTCCGGAGCGGTCACGCTCTCGCATTCATTATTCTCAAACGCACAGACTTATTACACTCATTTAGGTGCTCAAGTACTTACAGGCACACTATTCTCGAACTCGCAGACGTTTAATGCACATGCACTTACAAAAGGTGCAGTCAATCTTTCTGCGAGCTTATTCACGAACGCACAAACGTATGTGAGTCACACACTCACGGTAGGCACAGTCAATCTTGTGCCAAGTTTGTTTAGCAATACGCAAACGTTCAACACGCATACTCTTGATGCGGGGTCAGGCACGCAAGACCTTACACCTGCTCTGTTCAGCAACGCACAGACCTTTAATACTCATGTGCTTGCATTTGGGCAAAGTCTTACAGCAAGTTTGTTCACAAACACACAGACATTCCACACGTGTTTACTAACATGTCCCGGAGCGTTGAGTGTCCCACTTATTCAAAACGAAACGCTTATCATTCAGTCAGTAGAAAACTCATTTGAAAGATTAGGCGATTTAGAAGATGGGGCAGTTGCAACGCAGTTCCTTTCGTCTGTAGTTGTAAGAAATATTTCGATTGAGCCTTGGAAGGAAGGCAACCCTGAAGATGGTTTGTTCCTAGAACTCAGAACATATACAACGCTCCCTAATGATGGTACGCTTATTGCAGTAAGCAATGTCGTATCAGCGGAGGATATTACTGCTGTAGATTTCAGTGAAACGGTAGAAGTTCCTTTCCTATTTTCTAGTTTCCCTCACTTGGATGCCATAAGTAACTATTGCATCGTTATAAGGCGCACAGGTGATCTTGATAATGATAATTGTTATAATATCAAAACAGGTTTCGACTCTAACTATCCGGGTGATTTTTTCTTATTCAAAGTTGGTATTGATAATTGGCAAGAGAAAACCTCTACAGATTTGCGCTTTAATGTCGAAACGTTCTTCTCTATTCACTTCTATACACATGCGTTAATACAACAAGGGCGGTTGATACAAGATGAGCGGTTTAACAACACGCAGACTTACTACACTGCAATAGGACCATCCGGTGTAACTGTTCCGTTACTACCGCAAATCATTCATCAAAAGACAGAAGCATTTGTCTTTGCTCTGGGCCTTAATGGAAGCGGCGCTCGGTTAGCACAAGCAATTACAGTTACCGCGCCTGTTACAGTTGAGCACGTTACGTTGAAGCTTCAAAGGCAAGGCGATCCGATTGATGGTATAGTTATAGAAATCAGGTCTTATACGACGCTCCCTGATGATGGCGCACTTATCGCAACAAGTGATGAAATACTTGGATCGTCACTTACTACAAGCATGCAAGAGTATGTGTTTAATTTCTCTTCCCCACCTACCTTGCTTAACAATGGTACAAAGTATGCGTTAATTTTTAGAAGGACAGGTACATTAGAAACTTCAAATTATTACTTCACATTTGTTAGTGCAAGTGCTAATTCTTACCCAAACAACAAGGCATGGTTCTTTAAACAAGATACACTTGTTTGGTTCCAAGGCGAGTTCGATTTCTGGTTTATCGTATCGGACGGCACGTTTGAACAAACATTCTATACGCCGCAGATTAGTCTTACCATACGGCCAGACTTATTCACGAATGATCAAACTTACTTCACGTTCAAATCTACATATCAACTGTCTGCGAACTTGTTCACGAATACGCAGACTTACTTCACACAGATACTAACTGCGCTTCTCGCACCAAGTCTGTATACGAATGCGCAGATATTCTTTACACCAAAAGTCTCGCACGTCCTGTCCGCAAGTCTGTATACGAATGCGCAGACATTTAACACACACAAAGTAACCATAGCACTCACAGCGGCATTATACACGAACACGCAGACGTTCTTTACTCAGGCAATAGCAGTTACATCTCCTCTCGTTCCAAGTTTGTACACGAACACGCAGACGTTCAACACACATGCAATTACAATAGGCACAGTCAATCTCACGCCGGTTCTGTTCTCAAACTCACAGACATTTAACGCGCATACAATTGGTGGTCTTTCAAGTACCTTTGAAAACATACAGACATTTTACTCTCATGCCATCAGTCATGGACTTAACAGTACCCGATTTGATAATACACAAACCTTCTTTGATCAGGAACTAATTGGCCCGAAATACTTTGAGCTAGACACCTTAGTTGAAAACTATCAGGAATGGCCTCATCATGTCATAACTCAAAACCAGCGGATGCGAACATTTCAGATGCGTGTTCGTCGCGGACGTATGTGAGTCACACATGGCACATTATAACATTCAGGAAAATTCACCGCAGTTCGGCTTTCATTATAGCCGTGCGAAGCTACAAATCATGGGCGGGGGTTTTGGTAATGGTAAGACAACTGCACTTGTGGTTAAGTCGCTCAAGCTATGCCGTGATTATCCCGGATCAAATGGGCTGCTTGGCCGCTCTACATATCCAAAACTTAACGATACATTGCGTAAGGTATTCCTTGAATGGTGCCCTAGTCATTGGGTCAAACGTAAGCCTACACAGGACGATAATACATGCTACTTGGTCAATGGAACAGTCATTAACTTTAGGTACATTGCTCAGAGAGGGAAGCAGTCTGAGTCAGGAGACACAACAAGCAATTTGCTCTCTGCGACTTACGACTGGATTGGAATTGATCAATGCGAAGACCCAGAAATTACTCAGAAAGACATTCTTGACTTGTTCGGACGGCTCAGAGGCGACACTCCGTATCGGCCTGAGACAGACAATGACGATGAGACTATGCCGGACTCTGGCCCGCGTTGGCTCATGCTCACGCTCAATCCTACACGCAATTGGGTGTATCGTGAAATAATCCAGCCGTATCATATGTTTAAGAACCGTGGCGTATTTTCGGACAAGTTGCTTATTGATGAACAGACTAGACTACCGATCTTGGACCTATATGAAGGCTCGACGTACACAAACGCGGCGAACTTAAAACCTGACTATCTCCGTGGCCTTGAGACTATGTACAAAGGCCAAATGCGGGATAGGTACTTGCTCGGCAAGTGGGCAGCCTATGAGGGCCTTGTCTATGACATGTTCGATCCTGACAAGCATGTCCTGAAACGTGACTTTATCCAGTCGTACTTCTATGACTGCCTTGAGCGTGACGTACACATTCAGCCTATTGAAATGTACGATTTTGGCCTTACCTCTGCATCGTGTTACTGTTTAGGCTTCATTGATGATTTTGGCCGTGTAATAATACTTGACGGTTACCACAAATCAGGGTTTAGTTACACTGAGCAGCCTGCCGCAATACAGGCCATCAGAGACAAATATCCGATGGACTATGACGACAGTGCAATTATCTCAGACCCATCGATCTTTAAGAAACAGGTAGTTATGAACCATCAGACCGGCGAGAGCGTGAAGAATTTGCTCAGTACGGGCAATGCTCTTAGGTTTGTACCGGGCCAGAACGATATTGTAGCAGGCATTGCGAAGGTGTCCGCGTACCTCAGTGGCCATCCAGATATGCCGCATCTTGTGACCGGAGACAAACCCGGTCCTCTCCTGTACTTCCCAGAGGACTTGCACTTCATTGAAGATGAAATCAGTGCATATTACTGGAAGAAGAACCCGCAAGGTTTGAAGCTGGATGAACCATTGGACGGTAACGATCACTTCATGGACGCGCTTAAATATAGCCTGAGCAAGCGGCCTTTGCCTAGTCAGATTGTAATACCAAGCAGGAAGCTACCGCCAAAATGGACATTCTGGCACGAAGTCGAGGAAAGAGATCGAAAGTATATGTGAGTCACATAGGACAGAGAAGTCACATAGAATGGCAGAACCGAAGTGGCTTAAAAAGGCAGAAGACTTACTCGGCTTGTACGAAGTAACAGGCACGAAGGACAATCCTATCGTGCTCGCAATGGCGAAAATATGTGGTGGCAAGATCGCAAAGACGTACAAGCACGATTCAATTCCGTGGTGTGCGATGTTCGTGAACTACATACTGATCGTTTCGGACTTGCCAGGAAATGACAGTCTTTGGGCATTGGACTTTCGCAAGTACGGGTTCATTATTAGGAGGCCCGCGCTTGGTTCAATCGCAACCATGACACGCGACGGTGGCGGGCATACGTTCTTTGTCATCGGTAAGACCAAGGAAGGCAAAATCGTAGGCCGTGGTGGCAATCAAAATGATCGTGTCAGTGATGCCTTGTTCTCTCCTAGTGCGTTAAAGTACAATTGGCCAATTGGCGGACCGAAGCCGATCTACGAACTACCGATCATTAGCATAAGCACAAAGCCGCTCAAGTTGGCTACAATGTCTATGATCGAGAAAGGGGACAAGTATGTTTAGCACGGTACGGCTAGCGATCATAGGCTCACTGGCACTTGTTGGAGTGGGCTTTTTCACAGCCTATTCAGTAACGTTATACAACAAGGGATGGTACGCACATGAGGCTCAGGTACACGAACAGGATCGCAAAGCACTTGAAAATGCCCATGAGGCTCTTCAGCGTTTTCGTGATTGCGTCGCTAATGACGGCATGCGCTGGAACGCAACTACCGGGGAGTGTGAGCGGGGAATGTAGGCTCGTTCACACACCGACATATGCAGTCAGAGGCAAGACCAAATATGACCAGAACTATGTGGATGAAATTACTGAGAAGCTTGTTGCGGGCTGTGGGCAACCGCGACCACGGGTTCGGCCTGCGAGCTTTGATCAAGTACCGATTGCAGCGAAGCCTGTTATCGTGTCAAAGCCAGCAGTCTTGCCAAAGCCTAAACCAGTTGCAATCAAGCCAGCAAAGCCTCTTAGTGCCAAAGCAAAGCAACACGAAGAAATCAAACGTCGCTGGTGGAATATGAAGAAACAACAGAGTATGTGAGTCACATAAAAGGCACGTCCTATGACCGATGTATATGAAGTCCCAGATGAGCAAGTGCCCGAACAGACAAGACCTGAGAACTTGTATCAGGTCTATGACGGCTCACGGATACCGATTTCGAAACAGGTAGGGCCGTACTGGCGTAGAAAGTACGAAGCCGCACTCAAGGCTTATGAGAGTGTGCATGCCACATGGGACGAAGCCATGCGGTATTACAATAATAGTCAGAACAAGTCATTGGATACTCCGCGCGGCATATTCAAGCGCGGGGACTCGACTGAGAACATCGTATTCAGTAACGTGAATATCATGTTACCCGCCACGTACATGAAAGACCCTGACATCAACTGTGCAACGACCGATGAACAGGATGCGCCTTTCTGCAAAGCACTCAAGGCACTAATCAATACGCTTATGCGAAGGCGGGACAAGCTCAACGCAAAGCATAAGATCAGGAGAGCGACCGGCTTTGCCCTGCTTACGAATAGCGGCAATCTGAAATTGTCATTTCAAAGAAAAGACGACTCACGCGAATGGGCAATCAATGAAGTCGCCGCATTGGGCGAGGCATTGAAGAAGGCCAAAGACGAAGATGAAGTCGAAGAAATCATGGGCAAGATGAGTGCCCTTGAACTAAACATGGAAGTGTTCAATTCGAGCGGGCCTAATCTGGGCACGGTCTTACCGCACAAGCTTATCATCGATCCGTTCGCTGAGAACCCCGACGCGACCGATGCTGGGTGGATGATTGAGGAAGTGTTCGAAAACACGGCTATGCTCAATGCACGGTACACGAAGAAGAAACGCAAAGATGGTGAAGATCAGATTGTTCTAGTCTACAAACCGACACATGTAGTCCAGTTCACGAACGGACCAGGCACGCGCGAAGATGGCCTTGGCATGGTCATGTCTGCAATGGACAAGAGTGTGAACGTGGGTGGCCATACGACCGAAGAGCGCGAGGCCGCAATTCAGAGCGAATACTCGCAGTGTTTCTTGGTCTGGGACAAGGCAATGCGTCGGGTTATGCTCTTCCACTCAGACGATTGGACATGGCCGATATGGGTCTGGGATGATCCATACAAGCTACAACGGTTTTTCCCATACTTTGTGATCAGCTTCGGCTTTAGCACAGGCAGTGTGCAATCTCCGGGCGAAGTCTCGTACTATCTTGATCAACAAGACGAGATTAACGACATTAACCGGCAAGTAGCCAAGATCAGACGGACCATTTTCGATTACTTCTATTACAATTCGGACAAAATCAGCAAAGATGAAGCTGAGAAGTTCATATCCGCTCTCAGAGGCGAAACACAGAACGGCACGCATATCCTCGGTGTGCGCTTGGGTGAACAAGGTAAGATCGCAGAGGCGATTGAAAACGTCATGCCACCGAGCGTAGCGGCAGAAGCATTCTTTAACAAAGAGCCGATCCTTAATTCGATTAACCGGCTCACGAACACATCAGATGCGATCCGTGGAGTGCAGTTCAAGACGAACACGACTGAGGACGCAGTGCAGAGCTATCAAGAAGCCGCTAAGATGGCCATTGGGGCCAAAGTCGATGTGCTAGAGGATACAGTCAGTGACTTAGCTTACGCCCTAGCCGAAATGTGTGTGCAGTTCTACTCGAAAGAGGACGTTGTAGGCTTAATCGGAGCCAAACTAGCAGAAGGTTGGGATGAAACCATCACGCTTCAGAAGTTCCGCTCTGAATACTCGCTCACACTTGTTGCGGGTTCGATGGAGAAGCCAAACAGCGTATACAAGAAGAAAGAAGCCGTCCAAGTTGCACAGGCAGTCGGTCAATTTGCTCAAGCTGCTCCCGGTGGAGCAATGCGAGTAATGCTGAAAGTGCTCGAAAAGGCTTTCACAGAGGTCACAATCTCGCCGGAAGATTGGGCTACGATAGATCAAGAGATTGAAGCGAACCTGATGAAAGGCATCAGTCAGTCAGGCGCTTCTCCGAGTGGTGGTGCCGCACCTTCTAAGGCTCAACCTGACCTCGCTGCTACCGGCCAGGGTGCGACACCACCTACGGGTCAGACACAAGGACAGGCACTTTCTCCTGCCGCGCAGCAGATTGAGCAAATCGCGCAATCGCTACCACAGCAGTACAAAGATCAGATCATGCAGGCTAAGCAGCAAGGCGTTCCAGACGAACAAATCCTACAGTTTATCAAGCAAGCATCAGGAGGATTAGTACAATGAACACACGCTCTAACCAGCCAGAGGCTGAGAAGACCGTATTCGAAAACTTAGGCATGACCAAGGAAGAGCTTGGCGTTATCGATGAAGGTAGCGGAAACGAAAGTGACTCACATACGGAAGAAGGCTCTGGGAACGAGGACGAGTCACAAAGACAAGAACCAGAACAAGACGATGGCCTAAGCGTTCGCCAACCGGCTCAGGACAAGCAGCAGCCTGCCGATTTTAGGCCGCCGCCGAAGCCGTTCCCAAAGAGTGCTCCGGTCAAGCCGGATAAGAATGGCAATCTTGTTAATGCTCAGGGTCAGATCGTAGCTCGTGCAGGCAAAGAAGCACGGCTCTACACTGAGCGGCACAATGCACAGGCTGCTACTCAGCGTGCAATTGGAGAACGCGATGAAGTTGTTCAAAGGCTCAACCGGGCCGTTGAAATCGGACAGGAGTTGCATGCTGAGAATGAGAAGCTCCGGGCCACGCATGATCAGGTCCGATCACTTGGCCTTGAACCGACTGAGTTGCTAGAGGCCGCTCAATTAGCAGCAGAAGCCAAACGTGACCCGCTTGGCGCTCTCAAGAAGCTCTTGACACGGGCCGCTGCGGCTGGTATAGACTTGACACAGCTTGGAATGCCTGCCGGTGGCGGGATCGATCCTAAATCTATGATGGATTTGATCCGCGCCGAACTCGGTAATCAACTTAAACCAGTCACTGACCGGACTGCGGCTGAAGCCAAAGCGACTGCGGATAGTGCCGCAGAGGCTAAGGCTCAGCGTGAAGTTGAGGCACAAGTCAGAACATTCTTCAATGCGAACCCTGAAGCCAGAGCACATATGCCGGTCTTTCAGGCGGTTCTCTCTAACCCACAGTTCTCAGGCATGTCGCTTGGCGAAGTGTGGGCACGCATTCAACTTAACGCCATGAGAAGTGGCCGACCACTTAACGGGAATGAGCGAACGCGCTCCCCCAGTCTCCCAAACGGACGTGGCCGCGCTCCGAACAACGGCCCTGCCGAAATCGCGTCAACGGATCAGACATACGATCAAGTTATCCGTGACGTACTCAAGAATGTGTAATCCTCACAGTATGTGAGTCACACACAGGAGAGCAAAAGTGGTATTGGACACTGTGGTACATGCGATGCTGGAAAGAAGTCGCGCCAAGCTCATCATGGCTTCCGCGATTTCCGGTACGGTTTCCGCATATCTGCACGCTTCAAAGCGTGTCGTCGTGGAAGATGGCGGGCCAGAGATTAGCAACCCGATCATCACGGGCCTCAACCCGAACGTCCAGTCTATGCAATACTACGATCAAGTCAGCGTTGCACAGACCGATGAGTTCGATACGGTCACATACAACATGTCCCGTGTCGTAGGTACTCTGATTATTTCGGACCAAGAAGAGGATGAGAACGTTGGCAAATCGGCCATCTTCAAAATCCTTAAGGGCAAGATCATGGCCCTTGACGAGTCGATCAGTCGGCAGTTCAGCACGTATCATACGAGCTTGGGCACAGGAACCGACCCGAACGGCTTGCCGAACTTGATCCCTGACGATCCGACTTCTGGCTCGGTTGGTGGCATCAGCATGGCTACCGAGCCGCAATGGCGCACGTCAAGCTACAACTTCGCTGGTACGCTCACGCCTGAGAACATCGAAGAAGCCTTCGATGACATTATCGAGTTGGACCTGTCTCGCACTGAGGCTAGTGACGGCAAGGCCAGTTCGAAGCCTAGCGTGATCTTCGCAGGACGCAATATCTATCGCATGCACAAGGCCGCTGCGAGAGACAAGCAACACATCGCACTTGATGCCACGGGCACAGGTAAGAAGCTCGTGAACCTGGGCATCGTGGGCACCACGCACAATGGCGTGCCGCTCTTGTTCGATGAGAAGCTACCAGCGAACAAGGCGTACTTCGTCAACGACAAGTTCATGTCCCTGCACATTCTGAAGAATTGCAACATGCGGGTGAAGAAGCTCATCGCCCCGTGGAGCATGGACGCAACTGGTCGTCGCGTGGTCTGGGAAGGGCAACTCTGCTCGTGGCGGCAATACCGCACACATGCAGTGCTGCTCAACGATTAGGAGGGTCACATGCAGCTAGGATCAGTTAGTGGCGCGAGATTGGCCTTCGTGGTCATTCCACTCAAAGGCGAAGTATCGCGTGAAGTCTGCATCATGCAAGAGAAGCATGTAGGCAAGCTCAAGGATGGTTCCCCACGAATTGTCCACGAGTTGAAAAAGGAAATGCGGAAAGAACCGGCGGGGTTCATGGTTTACTTCCCGCGCGGGCATGCGATCCGTGTTAGAACTCAGGAAGACCTTCGGGCCTATGGTTTAGACCGTAAGCCGAACATCATCAGCATGGAAGGGCTTCATGACCCGAATAGTGCCATTGGTCGCCTTTTGATGGATCAAGATCAAAAGGGACGCGATGGTGCCTATGCGGATTTGCAGCAACAGGTCATTGCACTTGCCACTCGCAAGACTGGCGCTGTGTTGATGCCTGAACAGATCACAAAGGTGCAGCATGTTTAGAGAGAGAGAAGCCTTCCATGTTGGGGTCCGTAACTACGTCCCTGGCATGCAATACTGTTCTGAGCTAGTTCATGGTCAGCCGACTGCATTCTCGCTCGGTGCGCCGTCACTTGGAGTGCAGAACTCAATCAGTGCTGTGCTTGACGCTGATGGTATTGCTGGTACAGAAACCGTACTGGTATACACTTCAGACGCGCCTTATGGCCGTGCGTTGGTCATGACTGCAAACGGTGATCCGACCAATAGTCCTGTGTATGATGTTTACGGATGGGATTATCTCGGTCAGAAGATGGTAGAGCGGTTTACACTTGCTGGTGGTGGCGTCGTTGCCGTTCAAGGCAAGA